CGACAACCGGATCAACAACTGAAAGGAAATCCGATGTCAAACACACCCTACGATATACGGCCACCCCATCACGTCATGTGCCGTTCCGCCCACGACTGCGACTGCGGGCAGGGCCGCTGCACCCGCCTCGCCCACACCGGGCTGCATCGCTGCATCTGGTGCGGCACCGAATGGGACGACACACAGGCGGCGTCATGAAGCATTTCGAGTTGACGGACGACACGATCACCCGGGACGGCATGATATTGCACCGCATTCGCGCTTTGCGCGATCTGCCCCACCACGGTGTGCGGGCTGGGGATGTGGGCGGGTTTGTCGAGAAGGCCGAGAATCTGTCCGGCGGCGCGTGGGTGTCCGGCGCCGCGTGGGTGTCCGGCGACGCGCGGGTGTCCGGCGACGCGCGGGTGTCCGGCGCCGCGCAGGTGTCCGGCGACGCGCGGGTGTCCGGCGCCGCGCGGGTGACCGGCGCCGCGCAGGTGTCCGGCGACGCGCGGGTGTACGGCGACGCGCGGGTGTCCGGCGCCGCGCAGGTGACCGGCGACGCGCGGGTGTACGGCGCCGCGTGGGTGTCCGGCGCCGCGCAGGTGACCGGCGCCGCGTGGGTGTACGGCGGCGCGCAGGTGTACGGCGACGCGCAGGTGACCGGCGCTGCGCAGGTGACCGGCGACGCGCAGGTGACCGGCGACGCGCGGGTATCCGAAACACAACATGTCCTGGTCATCGGCCCCATCGGATCGCAATCCATCTCCATCACGTTGTGTCACACAGAGATTGGGCACCTACTCAACATCGGATGCTGGACAGGTCAGATAGCGGAACTCCCCGCAGAGGTTGAACGTCGCGCCCAGCACTGTTCTGACCTTGATCAGCAGCGGTGGAGGGCGGAATATGCCGCCGCGATCCCACTGCTGGAGGCGCGTGCAGCCTCATGGCATCCCGTCGAGGTGGCGTCATGACCGCCGTCGTCGTCGCCGGTGTGTGGGTGCTGTGCGTGTGGGCGTTGCTGCGGCTTGCCCGCGGTACCGACTGCGGCCTCGGCGTGCTGGGAGTTCTCGGCGACTACTCGCCCGTTATCGAAGCCGAACGAATCCTGAAGGGGGCGAAGTGAATTCATCCGACACCGCCAACGCGGCCGCCAACGCGGCCGCCGATGAGGCCGCCGCAGCGGTAGCTGACCTGCTCGTCCTGTACGGGCTGGCGGGCGCGGTCATCGGCAAGCTCGGCCGGATGCCCGACGGCCGGGAGATAGCCGACGACATCCTCGCCCTCGGCAAGGTCGAGTACGGCATCGACATCTACCTCGAGCCGTGGCCTGACGGTGACGGGGCCGCCGGCATGCTCGAGGCATGGCGGGACGGGGATATGTGCCACAGGTGGCCGACGGGTGGTTGCTCGGCCAGCCCCGACGGCTACTGCCTCGGCGGGCGTGATGATGGCGGGTGCTTCGGATGACCCGCCGCACCGCCCTGGCGCTGCTGTGGCTGGCCGCCGCCGTCATGTTCGCCGTCGCGGTCCTGCTGACCCCACACGCCAAAGCCGACGCCACCGACGACGCGTTCATCGCCACCCTCGACGACCACGGCATCCGGTACCCGTCGCGGGAGTACGCGATCCGCGGCGCGAAAGCGATATGCGCCGCACTGGATTCGGGGACGACCGCTGTGGCGGTCGCCGCCGAAGTGGACCGGGTCAGCGGGCTGACGACTGAGCACGCAGGCTTCCTCACGGGCGCGGCGATAGCGGCTTTTTGTCCGTGGCACCTTGACCAGCTCGCCGGGCAGGGGATGCGGGTATGACCGGGCCGAAACGTATTCAGCGGCAACGTGTTAAAGGGTGGCGAATACCAGAGGGCGCAGTGTACGTAGGGAGGCCGACAGTGTTCGGAAACCCGTACCGGATCAGCTATAAGGCCCATACCTGGTACGTCACCGACAGTGGACTGCATGTCTATGCACTGACGGCCAGCCTTCCGGAGGCGCAGGAGTACGCCACCGACGCCTATCGCGCCTGGCTGTCCGGCACGGATTGGCCGCAACCCGTGCCGGACCCACTGCCGGATTACGCGCGAACACGGACACGGCTTCTAATGCGCCTGCCCGACCTGACGAGCCGTGACCTCGTCTGTTGGTGCCCGCTGCTATTCCGTTGCCACGCCGACGTTTTACTGGAGATCGCCAATGCCTACTTTGCTCCCAGTGGCCCACCGGCGGCTGCTCAGCCGCCCCCGACGGCTACTGCATCGGCGGGGGAGGCGACGGCAGGTGAAACCGACGGTGTGTGGGGCGGCCTACTCCCCGAAGAAAGGACCGGGCTGTGAACGCGCCACGGGAACTGGTCGCCTACCGGCGTGAACGGGTCGCGGAGTGGACACGCGCCGGTGTGTTGGTCGGGGAGATCGCTGTGCGACTGGGCATCACCGGACGGTCGGTGCAGCGTTACCGGCGGCGCGCCGGTGTCGAATTGCCGGCAGGCCGGCGGTTAACCCCCGCGCAACTCGCCCACGCCGGACGGTTGCTGGACGACGGCTGCTCAATGAATGAGACGGCCCGCACCATCGGCTGCACGGCACACACCATCGCACGCCACTTTCCCGGCCGCGGCTGGACACGCGCGCAGACGATCGAGCACATCGCCGCGGTGCGGCGGTTGAAGGAATTAACCAAACAACTTGCAGAGAAAGGAATCTCAGTGTGACGCAGTTCGTCCCACCGTTCCGCCGCATCGACACCGCCAAAGGACACCACTACAAAGACGCCAACGGCCACCGTGTCCCCGGCGTCACCACCATCCTCGGCGACGGTGTACCCAAACCCGCGCTGATCAACTGGGCGGCGGGCGCCACCGCCGACTACGCCGTCGACCACTGGGACGAACTCGGCGCACTCGACCCGTCCGCGCGGCTCAAAACGCTACAAGGCGCCCGCTATCAGAAGTCGGACAAGGCGAAGAAGCGTGGCACTGAAACACATTGCTATGCCGAACATTTAGTAAAAGGCGAGAAGGTACAAGACATTCCGCCCGAACTCCGCGGCCACGTCGAAGCCTACGTGCGGTTCCTCGACGCTTTCGATGTCGATCCAATCCTCGTTGAGGCCACGGTGTTCTCCATCAAGTATGGATATGCCGGAACGCTGGACCTTGTCGCCGACGTGACGGTGGAATCCGGGGAGCGTAAGCGTCTGCTGCTTGACTTGAAGACGAATGAATCCGGAATTTTCGGTGAGACGGCACTCCAGTTGTCTGCATATAGGTTTGCTGATTTCTACCTCGATGACGAGGGTAATCAGCAACCCATGCTAGAGGTAGAAGGCTGCGGCGCGATCCTGGTCTCCTCCGATGATGCCCAACTCATTCCGTGCACTGCCAATGAATCGGTGCTCAAATCGTTCCGCATCGCCGCAGCCATGCGCGACATCGTGACGACCGCACGAGATCTCGTGGGCACCCCAATTCGGCCGCACAATCCGAAACCGTCGACGGCAAAGGTGGTTTGGGATGCCTGAGCAATGGCGGCCAGCAGTTGGATGGGAAGGGTTGTACTCGGTATCGAACCATGGCCGCGTCCGGAGCGAGGCCCGCGTGGTCATGAGATCGAACGGACGCCAACAACGATGGCCGACCCGAATTCGGCGTCAAACGATTCATCGCAAGTCCGGAATACGACGGGTGTGTCTAAACCGCAACGGAAGCAAAGCGACGGTCGACGTCCACCAACTCGTTGCGGAAGCATTCATCGGACCGCGTCCCGAGGGCCTAGAGACCCTTCACTGGGATGACGACCATAGCAACAACCATGTGAGCAATCTGCGTTATGGCACGCCATCAGACAACATGCGCGATCGTGTTCGTAACGTGCCGTCACCACGGCGCCAACATGACGCACTGCAAACGCCAACACAAGTTCACCCCAGAACCTACCAGGCCGCGATCGACGACATCCGGGTGTTGTTGGACGGCCACATGTTCCGGGTGCCGTCGTTCCAGATCCGCGGCGTTCTGGATCGGCACGGGGTGTAGCCGGGATGAGGTGTTTTGACTGATGGCGCGAAGCACAAAACAGAGCACCGCTCTGAGCTTAGACATCTCCCGCCAAGGCGGAACATGAAAGATTTCATCTACTTTCTTGTAGATCGCGCCAATAACACAGTGCGGATCGGTTACACCACGGGCGCCGATGGCCGTATCCGGTCGCACTTTTCATCGAG